TGGATCGTGGCTTGGGTCTGCGCCACGGTATCGGCATTCAGTTTGTTCAAGAACGAACTGATCTGGTCGCGGGAAATCACCGCGCCGGAGTTGCGCACGGTGTCGGGAGTCTCCAGCATTGTGCCTGGACGATATTTATTGAGCGTCAGGTCGCTATCGGGAATACCATGTGGGTTGCTGCTCGTGGCATCCCGCATGATGGCATCTGGCTGGCCTTCTTTGGCTGCCACTGCTTTTTCGAGATCAGCGAGGCGCTTTTCGTAGTCTTGTTCGGACATGAATTACTTTCCTCCATTGGCGATGCTCTGCACGAGCATGTTCGCCTGAACTTGTTGGTCACGGTCGCGGATAATGCCCTGCTTGATGAGCAGTTCCACAAACGGAGCGTACTGCGCCGCAAGGTGCTGCGGCGAAAACTGTTGGGTCGGTTGCGGGGCGTACTGCCCACGCAGGGAGCCGGTGTTCACCACAGGCCCGCCAGTGGAGGCGCGGTTTGCGTAGGACTCGGTTGTCTCCTGTACCTTCGTCAAAACGGAGCGTACCTCAGTCAACTCGGCCCTCAAACCTGAGACTTCATCCAGGCGTCGGGTAATGTCGGCGATGTCGGGTTGATCTAGTTGCGCGAGACGCGCTGAAACGGCGTTGAGGCGTGTCACCAGGGGCTTGAGCGTGCTGTCCACCGCCTCCTTTGTCGTGCGAGTAATGTCTGCTTTGGCGGAGGCCAGGATGAGGACAGCAGAGCCGTCTGCCATCTGCTGCACGCCTTTGCCTCCATCGTCGTTATCGGTATCAAGCTGCGCGTCACCGATGTCGATGTCGCCATCCTGGTCAGGATCAAGCGCGAGGCTGACCTCCTGGCACGCGGGACACCCACAGAGGTCGGCGCTGGTTTTGGCACTCTGGAGGCTGCTCATCGCCATCTGGTGCATCTTCTCTGCGTTGGCAGAACTGATGGCCTTGCCAGCGCGGGTGTCGTCGGGCTGCGCTAGCGCCTCCTGCTCCTCGCTCCTCGTGCGCCCCTCCAGCACGTCGGTCGCCTCAAAGGCGTCCTCGCCTGCGGCGCGGATAATCTGAATGGTGGCGTCGGGGTTCGACGGATTATCGACCAGGGACAGTTCCACGAGGTCATAGCGGAGTAAGACGGGAACCTCTTCCCCGTCAATGGTGCGCTTGCCCCACACGCCATTCTTTGCGCCCACGGACGCACCGATCAGCGTGCCATCGAGGATTTTTGCCCAGGTGTCATTTGCGCCATTGCTGATGCGCAGCACCACGTCGATTGCTTTCTCGTTGTTGCGCGCCACCCACTCGAAGGCGCGGCCAACGGCTTTGGGCGCGTGCATTTCACGAATGTTGCCGTACCAGTTGCCAAAGGACTGCTTTGACCCCTCAAAGTCGAAGACTGTGCCGTAGGTGTCTAGCGCCTCTGAGGTGGCGCGTACCGTCACCTCACGCTTTGCCGCATCAACGCGCACAATCGGCGCGAAGAAGGAAAACTCTGTCGGCTGGCTGGCCTGACTGCGCAGGATATCGGGCTGCTCGGCGCGATCTTCGTGCGCGTGGTCATGGTTGGCGTCACCGTCGTGGGGATGTTCGTGGTCATGGGTTTCGTCTCCACCTTGAGAACCAAAGGCCGGATGCGCGTGGCTGTGCGTTCCCTTAAAAGGTGCGTGTGAGCCGTTGGCGCGCACAATGACTGGCACGGCGTGGCGATCCTCATTGCTGCCATCGTCTTTCTCTTCCTCCTGCCACGCCTTCGGCAGCGTCAAGCCTTTGCGTCTGGCAATGGCAATAGCCTTCTTTTTAAGCGCCTCTGGATCATCAGCATGGCCGATGAGGTGCGCGGCTGCATCAAGGTGTGCTTGGGTGTCGATGGGGAATGAGTGATGCGGCCCTGCAAAGTCCTCATCAGCAATCTTGTCGCGCTCCGCTTGAGGAAGCGAGCGGGTAATATCAAGGGTCATGCAACTGCTCCTTCTGCCTGACTCTTTACGTCGGCAAAGACGGCGCGTACCGCGTCAGGCGTGGTGCAGCGCGTCAATTCTTGTGAGATATAGCTATGGATGTAGGGCGGGATGAGGGTGGTAGTGAAGCCACGGATGGCGCGGCCTGCCTTCACATCATCCAGTGCGCGCTCGCGCCAGCGTCGATAATCGGCACTGCTTGCGCGTTGTGCGGCCTTTTTTACGTTCTGCGTGGTTTGGTCTAGCCCATCCGAAGGCGGCGGCTGGTGGCCTTGTGGTGCGTTCTGCTGCCCACTCTCGCTGTCATCCTCATCTCCGCTTGTACCATCATCAGTCTGTGCGGTTGTGACGGATGTAGGAGCCGCAGCCGCGAGGTGCGCCTGCGTCATGGCGGCGCGCACTGCCGTATCGGCAAGGTCGGAAATGACGAAGGGGCCGGTTTTGGTCATCACAAACGCTGGCACGTTCTGATCGTCATAGACCGGCAGGTGCAATGCGATGGCAGCCTGCGTCGGTGACTGAATGCCTGAGAGTACCAGCATGTTGTACGTGCTGGCTTTCATCTGGAAATCTTCTTCGACTTCATAGCCCTTGAATTTGACGACAAAGCGGTTCTCGTTGAAGTATTTCCGCAGGACATAGGTCAACAGGTCTTCATAGCGGCTGATGAGCGGCTGCATTGTGCGGCGATACACCACATTTTCCTGTGACTCTCCTGAACTTTTGTTCACATTCTCGGTGAAGCCGAGTTCGGCCATTGTCAAACCGAAACTGCTGGCGGTGATGTTGAGCAGGAAGGTATCAAAGAGTGTCTGGATCGCCAAATCGTCGGTCGGCAGGTGGATAAAGCCTTTGGGCAGGACTTTCAGGCGCGCACGCTGCATGTCGTTGCCTGCCATGAGCGCGTTCAGGTTGATCTCGAACTCTTCTAACTGATCCTGTGTCCAGGGACTGTCAGACGGAATCTGAATAAAACCAGCCGGTACGCTTCCCTCAGTGAACTTCAAGAGGTCTTTCGATTGCTTGCGCAGCGCCTGGTTGGCGCGCATCAGCACTTTCTCGACGCGGCTTGTGCCATAGAGGCCGTTCGTTTTTTCGGTCTCGATCATGTAGATCAGTTCATCGCCCGAAAGCCACGCGGCGGGGATACCGCCGTACAGGTATTGCTCAAAGGCGGGAAATGGCGGCTCTGGACGCCTGCCACGATCATCGACAAGCGGTTTGACCGTTGAGGCATCGAGAATCTCCAGCGCGTAGAGTGAGCCGTTGTTGGCAAGGCGCGGATAAATCGCCAGCGCGTCGATTTCCAGCGTCTCTTTCGTGGCTAACCGCAGCCACGATTTCATATCGTGCTGTTTATCAGGGTACGCGAACCAATCAGTATAGAAAGCGATGTCTTTGACATACTTCGACCTGTCCAGGTCTTCGGTCTGCAGTTCGGGCCGCAGTTCAATGCTGACCTGGAGCTTGCTCACGTAGTCCAACCACACCTGCACACAGATTTGCGCGCCGTCATACATGCGGGCAATGGCGCGCAGATCGTCGAAGCTGTACTCTTCCTCACCGCGTGGAACCATCGAAATGTTCGTGCCGACAGGGAATGACCACTGGCGCGGCCCTGTGGGTGGCGTGACGCCAGAAATAGGCAACAGTGGCACACCAGGACTATAGAGCGGCGTGGCGGTTTGTGGGTTTTGTGGAGCTAAGGCTTGATACATCACATCCATGATGGCCTGATCGGCAGGCACAAAGTTCGATGCTGCCGAAAGTGGCATCCGGCCCTGCCGCGTGAGCATATCGAGTATCTGAGCCTGCCGCGATTCACTGCCGCCCAGGCGCGTTGGGTCAAAGCGCGACGGCACAAGGCGCTCCATTGCCTGCGCGGCTTGCGCGTTCGGCATAGGCGGCTGCACAGGTGTGGGCGGGAGGATGGTTTGCCCGCCGTTCACAAAGGCGCTGAGTCCGGCGCGCACGCGGCTACCGAAAGAAGGCTTAGACGGCGATTGCACCTGCGAGCTCCTTTCGGCGTGTCTCGCGGGCAGTGAGGCGCTCGCGCAGGTCAGAGGCAAAGCTGTCAAGCGGTCGCACCGGCAGCAGTTCCGTGCCTCCCCACACCAGCGCGTCAATCCTGTCTGGCGACTTTTGCCCGTATTCCCATTGGCACATCTGATCTTCGAGGGCAGGGAATGCGCCGACGTGGTGCGCGCGGCCCTGCTCATAGACCGCGCTGATCGGCTCGGCGCGAATGCGCTTTTCACGGGTCGCGGTGACTTTCTTGTAGGCCACCGCGGGATCAACGGAGTGGACGGTAAGCTCTACCATGTCGCCGCCGTTGTTCGTCTCAGCGACAATGCGGTCGGCATGATACTTGTGGTAGGCCGAGACTGCGGCCACTGCCCATTGTCGCGGCGTCATGCGGCCAGACAGGTCATCCAACACGTACAAGTGCTGGTCGCCGGATAAGCCGATCACCACGATGCCGGTTTCGTCTGAGCCTTCCTCGCTGGTCACAGCGGGGTCAATTGCGACCACAATGCGCACAAGGTCTGGCGCGCGGGTGACACGCAGGCTCTCAATGGCGTCGCGCTTCCACAAGGCTCCCTCGGCGTCCTCTAACAGCACAGCCTCTAATTCCTGGCGTCCGAGGCGCGTGCCTTCGTATTTCGCCACAATCTGCGCAAAGAAGGTCGGCGCGAGGTTCTGCTTATTTTCATACGATGTGCCGCTTGTGACAACAGTGGTAGACTGCGCGATAAGCGCACGAATGAGGCGCGTCGGGCGCGGAGTTGTCGTCGCCACAATTTGTGGGCAGCCACCTAAGCGCAGCCCAAACATAGCTTGATCCCACGCCTCACTAAATCGCCACGCGGCAGGTTCATCGGCCCAAATCTTTTCGTGCTGTGGGCCGCGCAGACTGTCTGGCTCCTCGGCACTGAACGTGGTAGCGATGCAGCCATTAGGCCACGTCAGGCGACGTTTGCTAGGGTTGTAGGCCGGACGAAACCACGATGGAGAAATGGCAAGGATGCCAGATTCCCCCTCCACCATCGTGTCTCGCACATCGGCGGCGGTGCGTCCAATCAGCGCCATGCGCCGCACGCGGCTCTGCTCTGCATGGTGGCGTATCCATTCAGCGCCAGCACGGGTTTTGCCAAAGCCACGCCCTGCCAGGAGCAGCCACGTTGTCCAGGAGCCTGCTGGTGCAAGCTGTTTCTCACGCGCCCATGCTTCCCAGGCGGAGGCGAGGATGGCAGCCTCGCGGTCTGACAGTGTGGCGACAAACGCCGCCTTGCCCTGCGCAGGTAAGGAAGAGAACCTGCGTAGGACAGGCAGTGGCGGAAGAAGGAGGGAATTAGTCTTCATGCGCACCCCCTAGTGCCGCCAGTTTTTGTAAGAGCGCGTCGCGTGCGCCACTCTGCTCCGCCGTGTCTGCTCCGTTCGCAGTCTCCTTAAACCCAGGCACGCGGAAGTTCATCAGGCGCAGCAGGATTTGGTCGGAATACTCTTGTTGCATGACGATGTTGCCCTGCTCGTCTTTCACCACGCGCCCGCCGCTCACGAGAGCGCGTGCTGTGCCGTCTCTGGCGCGGCGGTACGCCTCCTGCACAAGGGAATCGGTGGAGGCGGCCTCGGCCTGATGATAGCGCAGGGCAAAGCCCTCATCATGCTCCATCCAGGCGTAAAAGGTATCTCGCTCGATGCCCGCCTGTTCGCAGCCATAGCTGATGATGGGATATTTGGCAAAGGCGATGAGGAAGGCTTCCTTTGCGTGCTTGCGCCGTTCTGGAGACAATGCCCCGCCTCCATGCTGTTTGGTCGGCGACGAGTGTGTCGAGTTGGTGGGCATTTGTTGTCTCCAAAAAACAAAAAAGCGGGTGCAGAACTCAATTGCTTGAGTTCCACACCCGCGTTCATGCGTCTGTCGGTGTGACGATTATTTCATTGCTGTTATGCCACCTTGTGTGGCACGTTGACCTTGCGCGTGACGGTGGAGACGATGCGCTTCATCGTCATATACTCAAAGTCG